AACGCTGTAGTGGCCTTCCCTGCCGATATGTCTGATGACGACATTGCTAAGGTTTTAAATAGTCCAGCACCTGAGCCTCGCTCTACTGGTCAAGAAGTTGGTCGTCAACTTGGTTTGACTGCTCGTGCTGCCTTGGAAGGCGTTGCCGCACCTGCTACAGCAGTACTGGAGTTCGGTAAAGGCGCTTATAACCTCGGTGCTGCTGCTCTTGGTTCAGAGAGTCGTGCTCCTGAGTTTGCACAGCAGTTCAGCAAAGGTTTGACTGCTATGGGTCTTCCTGAGCCTGAGAACCGTCTAGAACGTGCTGTTCAATCAGGCGCTCAAGCTATGGCCGGTACTGCTGGTTTGGCTGGACTGGCTCCTAAAGTTCCTGCACTGGCTGCTGAAATGGGTAAACAAATCCCTGTCTCTGGTGTTGCAGGTCTTGTATCTCAACCCGCATTTGAGGTTGTCAAGGACTATACTGGTTCAGACCTTGCAGCCACTATTGCTGGTGTTGGTATGGGTTCGCTGGCTGCTGGAGCTTCTGGTCGTATTCTCAATGCTATGGAGAAAGGTAAGCCTGTATATACAATGCAGGAGATCAAAGATCGTGCATCACGCTCTTACAAGTCTTTAGACAATTCCAATATTTCCGTCAAGCCTCAAAGCGCACTGAATATGGTTCAGGATATTCGCAAGGCTTTGGATGAAGCTCGTATGATTCCAAACACAAACGAAGCTAAGGCCGTAGAAGCAACTTTAATGCAGATGGAACAGATCATTGGCACTCAACGTGTTCCTTTCTCCACTATCGAGCGTTTACGTCAGATGGCTAATGATTTAAAAACAAGTAACGATTCTCAAGTTAGCCGCTTAGGTAAGGCCGCCGTTTCTGCTGTTGACAATTACATTGACAAGCTAAACGCTAAAGACCTTATTACAGCTAAAGGAGAGCTTGACAACGCTGTTAAAACACTGAAAGAATCTCGTAAAGATTGGCGTAATGCCTCTCGTGCGGAGATTCTAGAAGATGCTCTTAATGTAGCCGATATTAAGAAAGAGCGTCCCAACGCTTCTGAGAGTGAACTGATACGTACTGGTTTTATTAACATTGCTGCTAATAAAAATAAAATGAGTATGTTTTCTCCGGCAGAACAGAATGTTATCAAATCAGTGGTCAGAGGCGGAAGTCTCGATCCTGTATTGAGCTTTACTGCTCAGTTTAGCCCCACACGCTCTAAACTGTCTGCTGCTGCGTATGCTTTTGGAGCATCACAGTCTCCTGCAACGGCTGCTTTGTTGGGAGGTACAGGCTTTGGAGCTGAAGTCATCCAGAACGCTATGCGCCGAGCAGCCGCTAAAGAGGCCGCTAACCGTATTGCCTCTGGAGCAGTTCGACCAACTCCTCCTAACCTAGCTTACCGTGGTCTTCTCACAGGAGCCATGAATCCTCCGCAGGAGTAAGCCATTGACCCGATAACCTTACTGATGACGGCTCAGGCCACGGTAGCTGCAATACGCCGTGGTTGTGAGTTGTTATCGGAGGGCAAGGCTGAGATAGGTAAATTCAAAGAGACTGTCAGCAAGGGAGTCTCAGACGCTAAAGCCATCTACAAAGAAGTCACAGGTCTTTGGGGATGGCTAAAGTCTTTATTCGGCAAGAAAGAGGCTCCTGCGCCTGTGCCGGAAACAGTGGCTGCGGTAGAGCCGCCAAAGCCAGTCAAAAAGGCTCAAAAGACCGTAGAACAACTGAGCTACGAGGAATATGAGACACAAGCCATTCACGAGGTCTGTGAGCAGCTAAAGACCTTCTTTGAGATACAGAGAACCTTGAAGGCTTATTGTCTGGACTTAGAGGAACAATCTAAGACAACCGACACAGTAGAAGATAGTGCCATTGATCGTGTCCAGATCGAGCTACAACTGGAGAACATGACGGTGCAGATACGGGAGGCTATGGTATACGCTCCGAAGGCTCTGAGGGACATTTACTCACGTTTCCTGAAGATGTATGACCAAATCCTAGAAGAACAGGCTTTTGCGAGGAATCTTGCCAAGAAACAAGAAAGAGACAAAAGATGGCGACGAGAGCAGGAAACTCACCAACGAATAGATATAGCCTTGATGGTAACAATAACGGCAATAGTGGCCTTAGAGATATGGTTCTTATTTCTAGGTTTGTCTACAACGCTATCTTAGTACTTTCGTGTCTACTGATGGTATTGTGGCTGGTATCGTTACCGTTAATGCTAAAGATGTACATTGATATACAGAAAACCAAAGACTTGTGTTTACAGATAGCTAAAAAGGAGAACTAATGCTAACATTCCTATCCACCTTTATGTCCTTCCTGATGGGAGGTCTACCTAAACTCTTGGACTTCTTCCAAGACAGAGCAGACAAACAGCATGAGCTGGCTTTGGCGAATATGCAGACAGAGAAAGAACTCCGTATGCTCAAGGAAGGCTACGTTGCTCAGGCTCGTGTTGAGGAAATTAGAACCGATCAGATGCAGATTAACGCTGATATTGAAACCCAGAAGTTCCAGCTTGAGGAGCGTCAGGCGCTGTATGCTCACGATATGGCCTTGTCTGAGGGTACGTCCACATGGGTGAAGAACGCTCGTGCTATGGTTCGTCCTGCCATCACCTATGGCTTCTTCTTCCTGCTGGTGTTTGTGGATGTCTTTGGTTTCTACTACGCCATCAAGACAGGCGTACAGTTTGACGTGGCTCTGAACCTCCTGTGGGACGACGATACACAGCAAATCTTTGCCTCAATCATTGCTTTCTGGTTCGGTACTCAAGCCTTCGCTAAGAAATGATCTCAGACAAAGCCTTAAAGATGATTAAGCACCATGAGGGTGTACGGACTAAGCCTTACCGCTGTCCTGCACTCTTGTGGACTGTTGGGGTTGGTCATGTTATCGACCCTAACCACATCAAAGTACCGCTAGAGCAGCGTAAAGAGCTTCCTATCCCTCAAGGATGGGACAGAACACTGACGATGGACGAGGTGGATGCCATCCTCCAGAAAGACCTAGCTAGCTTTGAGAAGGGTGTTCTTCGCCTGTGCCCTGCGTCTGTGCAGAACCAGAGCCACCTAGATGCCTTGGTGAGCTTTAGCTTCAACGTAGGGCTAGGGAACCTGCAACGATCCACGATCCGGGCAAAGTACAATCGTGGGGACTTTGAGGGCGCTGCTGAGGCGTTCCTAGACTGGACTAAGGCAGGAGGCAAGGTGCTTCCGGGTCTTGTCAAGCGAAGGAACGACGAGAGGGCGCTATTCTTAGGCGCAGGACACTAAAAAGAAGGCTCCCGAAGGAGCCTTTTAAGTTCACACACCACCAAAGATTACCAATAGAAGACAATCTGGAATACGCCGAGCATTAGAACAACACCTTGGGCAACTTCCATTTCATCGTCGTCCTCGTATTCAATAAACAACGCATCTGTGTGCGCTATACCAAACACGAGGCCGTTGATTAGTCCTATATCAATTTTCATTATAACTCCTTAGAACGGTAGTTCGCAAGCGCCAGCAGTACAGGCAAGTTGTTGGACACCCTCGACGTTATCTGTACCCTCTAGGAACTTCTCCCACTCGATGTCAGTAGGCATAGCAGCAGCCAAAGAATGATAAGTGTACTCATCAATTTCCTCGTACGGAGCCTGTTTGTAGGTTCCTCCGTCATGCGGAAGGTATGAGACACCTGTAATCTCATCGAAGTGCTCCCAAGTCCATGCTCCCACGGTAGGCCACTCGTTTTCCTTGACGCTGATGGTCACAGAAGGCTTATGCTCACACCAGTGACGCTGGAAGGTCAGCCACAAGCGCAGGTGCTTGATAGCGTCAATGTCGTCACGTAGCACTGCACCGTCCTCTACACGCATCGGGAAGCTGAACACCGTGGTCGAGTCAGGCTTCATAACGCAAGGCTCTGCTGGAAATCCCTGAGACTTCAGAAATTCAGTAAGAGGGTCTTTGTTATCAGATCGAACCCTGCGTATGTAAAACTTACTATGCTGAGGATGAATACCAGAAGCCGTTCCAGTAAGTTGGGAAACAGTCCCTTCGGGCTTAATGCAAGTAATAGCAGCAGAGCGAACGATGCCAAGAGCGTCAGCAAATTCAGCATTAGTACAAACAGCAGCATTTTTTAACTCCTCAAGAAGTTTAGGCAGGTTGGGATCGTCAGGGTTGTTCAGGAACGGATTGTCCAAGATACCCGTCATTGAGACACCCAGAAGACGTTCCTCCTCGGTGTTGGTCTGCCAAATCTTCCGAAGGTACGGAAAATGTGTCAGCGTAGATTGAAAAGTCCCCAGAATAGTCGCCATACGGACTTTATGAGTAAGGCTAGCAATATTATCGGTGCTACGCACAATAACACTACTAAGGTTACAGAATTGATAAGGACGGAGAATAATCTCAGAGCAAGGATTAGTCCCCCATTCTTTGCCCAAGTCTCGACGACCATTTTTAGATGCTTGGCTTTCTGACGCATAACGATTAAAGATTCCTCGCTCACCAGAGTGTGATTCATAGATGTTAGACCATTCACGCATGAATTGGCCAACGGAAGGCTTGGAGTCATAGACAGCGGAGTTGTTCGCCAGTGCCCGTTGACCGTTACCGTCCCACCAGTTGCCAGCCTTGGCGTGAGCCATACGGTCATCGGAGAGGTCAGACAACGAGATCATTGCACTACGACGAACTCCTCCAACGACGACAACTTCCCCGATCTTACAGAGAATGTCATGGCACTCGATTGTATGTAACTTACGGCCTGTAGCCCCCTTGAACTTAGCGACAACATATTTAAAGAGTTCTTCCAGCGGTTCCGGCCCTGACGCTCGACCTCCAAAGGTCTTGAGGCGGGTTCCTGCGGGACGTACAGCAGAAACGTTCCACTTTGGAACTTCTCCAGCGTATAGCAGGGCAATAAGCTGACGCAAGGCTTTCGCCCATCCTTCCTTGGAGTCACGAACAACGATAACTGTGCCGCTATCGTACAGTTTCTCAGGAATCTCAGGCAGTTTGTTAACATATTTGCTCTCCACGCTAAAGCCCACCCCTGTGCCGCACAGAAGGATGTACATGGCCTCGTCAAATGCTTTGGGATCGTCAATCGGCAGGTACGAACAGTTGTAGCCAGCAATGTTCTGGCGCTCAAGAGCCT